TAATAAAGCGCGGCAGGTAGGTTGGCCTGAGCACACTTTGCCTGCTTTGGCTGAAATTATCCGCCTTGAAAGCGGGTGCCTACCTTCCGCGTTGGGTGACAAAACCGTAGGCGGGTCTTACGGCCTGTTACAAATCCATTGCCCTACGTGGGGGCTACCTAACCAATATAACGAAATTGGTTGGCTGCAAGCTTTAGGCATTATTGAAACTTGCGAAGATTTGTTTGAACCTATAACCAATTTGGTTGCTGGGTTACTTATTTGGCGTGAAGCCAAAGGCTTTGGGGTTTGGTCAACTTATGCCGGGTGAGCTGTTTGTAGTGAGTTTGTTAACTTTGGTGGTTTCTGTCATGTATTGGTTACAGCCATGACCCCTGAAGAAACCGCTGAAACCCTTGAAGGGTTAGCAGAGCGTTTAATTAACGCAAATATTGCTTTTGCTATGAGCGAAGCCGCTTACCATTTGATAAGACAGCAGCGCATTATTGAAGAGTTACGTTCAGAGATTTCTTCACTTTTGACAATGGTTAAATATGACTGAGGCAAGTTTTAATTATCGGGCCGCGTTTGAATTAGGGCATAATTACGCGCGGCACGTTGCAGAGTGCCTTATTGACGCAGGGGTTAAAGCTGAGTTACCACCCCTTGAATTTGCTACAAATGAAGCAGACCGTGAACGGTTTACTTTGCATGAAAAAGACGTAATTACTGCTGCTGGCGTACTTGAAGTCAAAAGTTCTAGCCGGGTCTTTGGCGCTAAACCTTTTGACTATCCGCACCCAAGCCTTATCGTTGACACTTTGCACGGTTTCGTTAGCAAAGCCCGTAAACCCGTTGCATATTGCATAGTTTCTCAGGCCACTAACGCCATTTTGGTTATTCCCGTTTCTAGTCAACAGTTTTGGCGCGTAGAAACCATTTACGATAAGCAACGCGAACTTAACGCTGAAATGCTTATCGCAGACAAAAACCTTTTACGGTCATTTAGTGAGCTAGTGGTATGGATTAAAAGCAAAACAGCGTTACACCCTGCAAATACAGTAAAACCCAGTCTTACAACTTGAAAGGCAAGCAGCGTGGCGTTTAATTTAGGTGATTACGTAACAGTTAATGAGCGCCTAATCATGGCGTTAAAGACTTACCCAAAGTTACGTATCCAAGAAACCAGTGCAACCGTTGAACAATACGCCAACCAAACTGTGCTTATTTGCACGGTAACTGTGTGGCGTGATGACACTGACCCGCTGCCAGTCATTGCTTCAGCGCAAGAAAGCTTGCCGGGCACTACCCCATTTACGCGCCAGTCTGAGCGCATGGTGGGCTTTACAAGCGCTTTGGGCCGCGCATTGGGTTATATGGGTTTTGGCATAGATAAAAGCATTGCTAGCCAGCATGAGGTGCAAGCCCGCCAGCCAAGCGAAGTACCTGACGTAAACCCCTTCCCTAATACCCCTGAGCAAGAGCAACGTTTAGCGGTTAGTCGCATTGTTGAAAAAGAAGCAAACAAAAAGAAAACTGCTTCAGGTAACGGGCCAGTAACTGAACCTCAAACAAAGATGATAAAAATTCAAGCAAAACGTGCAGGGTTGACAGATGATGCAAGCCTTCTGTTACTGTGTCAAGACGCTTTGAACAAAGACCTGACAAGCATTGAAGAGTTAACGAAGTTTGAAGCCAGCAAAGTAATTGAAGAGCTACTTAAACAGGTAGCAGACAAGCAGCGTGAAGTAACTGACCCATTCTAAAACTTAAGTACGCCAGTCTCATTGGTGCTTAACGGCAGCGTGACCGTTTGTAGGTGCAAATCCTCAGCGCTTAATAGGCGTTAGTTAGCCCGTTAGACAGGCGGGTAAAAACCATGCAAACAATACGGGTGCATGGTCAGTGTCAACCGTGCTGCAAAACGGTGGGGTGGGCCCGGCGAACCTCTAACTACACACAACAAACAAACTGAACTAACCTAAAACAAACACACAAACCATGAAACAAACAGCAGCCCTAAAAACGTCAGCCAACCTACTTACAGGTTATGAGAGCAAGCGAGCCAGCGAGCGCGCTAGGCCAAGCGAAGCGCGGCAGCAGTAAACCACCATGCCCAACAAATACAACGCAGCTAAACAAAAACAATACAAAAGCGCCAACTACCAAAAAAGGCGCAAAGAACTATTACGTGACCAACCACTGTGCCATTGGTGCAAACGCAGACCAGCAACAGAAGCAGACCATCTAATAGAAGTAGACGCAGGCGGCAGCGACGGGCCCCTAGTGCCAGCTTGCAAACCATGCAACGCAACACGCGGCGCAAACTACAAAGCAAAAAAAAATTTACGCCAAAAAAATCAGCAAACAAAAACCCAACGCGAAAAAAAACCAAAACCCTTTTTTGAGACCCCCCCCACCCTCACCCCGCGCCCAGTTCACCGTATATCCCAAGGGATTAGCACCAAACCAGTTCAGGGCGTGCCAGTTCAGCCGCGATTAGAAACGTTGGTGACAGATAGTGCCGGGTCTTATGGTGATGAAGTTTGTGACTGGGCTTTAAAGTTTCTTAACGTTGAGGTCATGGGCTGGCAGCGCCATATTTTGCGGCAGCTGTTAAGTTATGACGCTGAAGGCCGTTGGTCTAACCAAAAGGCTTTGGTGAGTGTGGCGCGTCAGAACGGTAAAACGGTTTTAATGAAAGCTGTTTTGGGTTGGTATCTCACTCAGTATTTGGCTTCTGAGAAACAGCCGCAAACGGTGATTAGTACGGCTCATGAGTTGTCTTTGGCTGTGTCGCTGTTTACGGATTTAGCGCCTACGTTGGCTGAAAAATTTGGAGCTAAATTAAAGCGCTCTTATGGGCGTAATGAGCTGGTGATAGGGCCGCACAAATGGTTAGTTAGGGCAGCTACTCATAGTGCTGGGCATGGTCAGTCAACGGCCTTGCTGCTAGTTGATGAGTGCTGGGGCGTTTCGCAAGACGCATTAGACGTAGGGCTTTTGCCTACTCAACGGGCGCAACCTAACCCGCTTTGCATAATGCTTAGCACGGCTGGAGTAGAAAACTCAACGGCAATGCTTCGCTGGCGTGAGCAGGGGTTACGAGGCATTGACGAAGCAGTAGATACAGGTATTTACTTTGCTGAATATTCGCCTGACCCCGCTTTAGACCCTATGACCCCTGAAGCGTGGCGTATGGCTAACCCTGCTTTGGGTACCACTATTAGCGAAGAAACGTTAATAGCTGAAAGCATGAGCCCAAACCGTGCCGCCTTCTTAAGGTCTAGCTGCAATTTGTGGGTGCAGTCTGACGTAGGTTGGCTAGCACCCGGTCAATGGGCAGCAGGCGATAAAGGCAATATGCCCCTACCGGGCGGGGTGTTAGCTGCTGAAATATCGGTAGATAACGGGCGTTATTGCGCTGTCAGAGTAAACAAAACTTCTGGCGGTGAACTGTGTGCAACCGTTGAATTTATAGCTGACACCATGAGCCAAACATGGCAACTATTAGAACAAGCTGCCAAAGACCCTGCTTTAGTTATCGCAGTAACCCCAACCCTTGACGTAAATTGCCCGCTGCACCTCAAACGAAGGCGGGTTATTTGGGGTTATCAAGAAGTCACCCGCTATACAGCAGCGGTACGCCAAATGATTATTGAAGGCCGCATAGAGCATGACGGCTCAAAAATGCTGGCTGAACATATTGGGCGGGCAGTAGCCGCCCGTACCGCTGGCAGTATTTCTTTAAGCTCTCAACGGTCTAACGGCCCTATAGAACTAGCCCGCTGCCTAGTTGCAGCTGTCGGGTTTGCTATTGGTCAACGTGCAACCGCTAAACCTATGATAGTTACCACTAGCCCTAGACGTAGTGCCTAAGATAGTTGCTATGGGTTTGTTTAAAAAAGACGCAGTAAGTGCACCAGCAATTAAAGGCGCAGCAGGCGCAGCGCGTTACCCATTTAGCCAAAACGTTATTGGCAACTTTGTTTACTACACGCAAAATATGCCGCGTGATGCAGCAATGCAAGTACCGACAATTAGCCGGGCCCGTGACCTTATTTGCTCAATGGTTGCTTGCTTAACTTTTAAGCAATACACCCTTCAATGGAACGGTGAAGAATTAGAACGTATTTATATTCCGCCTGATACGTGGTTTCAGCAACCTGACCCCAACGTAACCCGCAATTTTATTCTTAGTTGGACTACAGAAGATTTAATTATGCAAGGCCGCGCTTTTTGGGTAATTACCGAAAGACTAGGCAACGGCTTCCCCAGTAAATTTACGTGGATACCAGCAGGTGACGTAAACACACTTGACCAAAGCACCGGGCAATGGTTTGGGCCTTCAAAGCAAATCTATTTTCAAGGCGTAGAACTAAACCCCAATGACGTAGTGCAGTTTCTAAGCCCTATTCAAGGTTTGGTTTATACCGGGGTCAGAGCTATCAACACTGCTAACCGCCTGCAAAACGCAGCTGAGCGTTTCGCCTCGCAAACAATTCCAGCGGGTTATTTGAAGCAGACGGGTGGCGAGCCCATGACTTCGCAAGAGCTCGCTGACATGGCAGCAAGTTTCGCGGCTGCACGTGAAGAGCAAACCATTGCGGCCTTAAATGAATTTGTTGACTACGTGCCTAACACAGCAAACCCAGACGATTTGCAACTAACAGACGCACGCACTTTTCAAAGTTTAGAAATGGCAAGGCTTGCAAATATTCCACCATTTTTAGTAGGTGCCCCAACTGGCGGCGGCATGACGTATCAAAACAGCGCAGAAAGTAACAAACTGCTTTACCTATACGGCAGCAAACCGTATATTGAGTGCATTGAACAGACGTTGAGCATGAATAACGTAATCCCTAGGGGCCGATACGTAGAGCTAGACGTAAGCACCTACCTTTACGAAAACGATTTAGCAGGCGGGGATAGTGGAAACGCTGCTTCACAGTCCTCGCCTGCTATTACTATTGAACGTGAAAGAGAGTAGAAACCATGCTTAAATTTAAAGCCACGCCTATTGTTATTACGGCTAACGAAGGCGAAAACAGGCGCGAAATTATGGGCCTTGCCGCGCCTTATAACGTGGTCGCTACTGTGAGCTCAGGCGAAAAAGTTAAATTTCTGCCGGGGTCGCTACCCATTGACGGGGCAAACCCCAAACTTGTTTTAAACCATGACCTAACCCAAATGGTAGGCGTAGTCACTGAACGCACAGAAGATGAAAACGGGCTGTATTTTGTAGCAAAACTAAGCAAAACCGTTAAAGCTGATGAGGCCCTAGAACTCGCCAAAGACGGTGCTTTAGACGCAGTGAGCGTAGGCGCTGAACCCATTGAAGCTACTTATGATGATGAAGGGGTTTTAGTTGTTGCTAAGGCCCGCATGGTTGAACTATCATTAGTAGCAATAGGTGCATTTGAAGAAGCAAAAATTACTCAGGTAGCAGCAGCTGAGCCAACCACAAAGGAACAAAAAACCATGAGCGAAGTTACCCCAACTGCTGAAGTTATTGAAACGCCAGCCGCAGCGCCAACCGCGCCTATCTGGGCTGCCGAAAAGCGCGAACGTGAATTTGCTATGCCTACCGCTGGTGATTACCTTGCCGCGTACCACGCAGGCGGCGAACAGTGGGCAAACGTTAACGCTGCCTACAAGCAGAACGTAGCTAAGAAAACTTCAGCTATTGAAGCCGCTCAAAACTTGACAACTGATACGCCCGGCTTGCTGCCAATTCCAGTTTTGGGCCCAGTGTTTCAAGACATTAACTATATGCGCCCGTTTGTTAGCGCTGTAGGTGCTCGCGCAATGCCAAACGGTCAGGGCAAGAGCTTTATTCGCCCAACCATTAGCCAGCACACCACAACGGCTGTGCAAACCGAAGGCCAAGCTGCAGCTTCGCAAACTATGACCATTGCAAGCAACACAGTTACCCGCACCACTGTTGCTGGTCAAATCTTTATCAGCGCTCAGGATATGGATTTCACAGACCCGGCAGCAATGCAAGTAATCCTTCAAGACTTGGCGGGCCAATACCTGCTGAAGACTGATGACATTGCCGTTGACGCTTGCGTCAGTGGTGCAACCAACTTGGGTGTATGGGATGGAACGCCAGAAGATTTTATCGCATTTATCTACGCTGCCGCCCGCGACATTTCAAACGGAAGCAACCTCTTCCCAACTCACCTAGTAATCGGCGTAGATACGTGGAGCAAAATTGGCAGACTTGTTGACGCTGACAAGCGCCCAATCTTCCCAAGTATCGGAGCACCAAACCTTTTGGGCACAAACACGCTGGGCGCTGGTGACGTAACCAACTGGTCAACCACAAACCCATTGGGTTTGCGTACCATTGTTGACAGCAACGTAGCCGCTAAAACAGGCGTAGTATTCCATGCCCCGGCAATGGAAGTGTACGAAAACGTACGCGGCATTATGAGCGTAGAAGACCCCAACCTTATTGGGCGTACCTTCAGCTACTACGGCTACCTTTCAACGTTTGTGGCTAAGGCTTCATTTCTGCAAAAATTTACTTGGGTTTAGTCAGGCAAGGCCATAGTAAATGGCAACCTACACAGTTACCCACAAACAGGTATTAGACAATTACGCAGTAATTGCAACCCTGCAAAACAACGAAATTACGGTAGGGGAAACCTTTACCGTTTCGGGTATGGGCGCACCCTTTGACGGGGTAAAAGTGGCGTATGCGTTACCGCAATATTTGTTTACAGGCACCAGTCAACAGGGAGACTTAAACTATGACCCTGCAAAACTGATACCTAACCAACTGCTTTTTGCTGTCACGGCCTCAAACGTTAACCGAGTAGCGGCTACGGGCACAGTTACTTTTACTGAACTCAGTAGCTGTACGTGGATAAATATCGCAGACCTAGAAGACTATTTAGGGTTCACTCTGGTAAACCCTTCAAGCGATTTTGACTACGCCACTATTTGCGTAGGGGCAGCCAACGCCTACGCCTACCGCAAGCGACGTGAAGCCGGGTACTTTGACAGCTCACTAAGCACAGTGCCCAGCCAAGACGTAAAACTAGGCACCATGATTTATGCAGGCCAAACATATAAAAGCCGCTCTAGCATTGACCAATTCGCTAGCTTTGAACAAATGGCTACAGCTGCCCCAGTTGCTTCAAGCATGGGCGAAATTATGCGGCTATTGGGCGTAAACAGGCCAGCGGTTGCCTAATGGGGATGCTCTTAGACGGTTATGACCAGCTAGTTGACAAGCTGCAAACCATTACAGGCTTACGGGTATTTGATGACCCACGCAACATAAATCCCCCTTGCGTACTGGTAGAAGCGCCTACCTTTATTATGCAAAGCAACGTAATAGCTGAACTGCAATTTAACGTAAAGCTCATAGGTTTAGGGCCCGGCAACTATACGGCACTTAAAAACCTATTAGACCAAGCAGACCTAATACGGGCAGCCAAAATAGGGTTAAAAGACGGGCGGCCTACCGTAACCACAGTAGGGGCCCAAGATTTCAGCAGCTATGACCTGACCATAAGCACTAAGATAGCCCCATGACTTTTACAGTTCTCAAACAATGGCGGCAAGACGTGCCAGCAGGCGTGAAGCTAGGCGTAGGTGATTTCGGGCTAACTGAACGTGACCTAGCTTTTCTTACTGTTGCTGGGTTGCTTGAAAGCAGCACACAGACAGAAGAAGAACCTGCTAAATTGAAACCTAACAAACGGAAGGACTAAACCCCTATGGCAACTACAACTTATTTCGCAAACCCAGACGTGGTAAAAATCGGTGCAGCTTCAGGTTCAGCAGTTGATTTGAGAGACCAGTGCAAGAGCGTGGTATACACCCGCAGCCGTGAAAGCCTTGACGCTTCGGCTTTCGGCTCTAGCTCGCGTAGTTACGTTGGCGGGCTCTTCAATAACCAAGTGACCGCTACGTTTCTAATGAGCTACGCAGCATCCGAAACCTACGCTACGCTTAATGCGCTAGTAGGTACTCAGGTTTACTTTGAGGTTGCACCAGTAGCGGCAGCCCCTTCAGCAACGGCACCAGTTTTGAAATTGTCAGGCGCTTATTTTGAGGCTTTTGACGTAGTAAACGCTGAACTGGGTACCTTGTCAGAAGTGCAAATTACTTTGACAGGCGGCACCTACTCTGAGCAAATCGCCCCGTAATAATTAAACAGAAAGAAGAGCAGCGTGAAACTAACAATTAAGGTAACTACCGTTTCAGCAGGTAAAACCTATGAAGAGCTGGTAGAAACTTCCCTTGCAACCATTATTAAATGGGAAAGACACTACAAAAAACGTGCAGGTGATTTAGCTGCCGGGTTTGCGGTAGAAGACCTTGCTTATATGGCGTGGGTTACTTTGCAGGCTCAGGGCCTCAAAGAAACGTTTGACGCATGGGTAGAAAAGCTAGATACCTTAGAAGTGGTTGACAGCGAAGAAAGCCACCCTACGGGCGGGGCGGCTACCGCCGACAGTTAGCCGAGCTACTGTTGCTCACTGGTTGGGCACCCCCTTTTTATGCTGAAACATTTGATAGCCGCGACTTGGCTACTGTGTTTAAAGTGAACGAAGAGCGAAACAAACGCAAATGATAAGCGCCAAAGTTGAGATAGTTGGGCTTAAAGAAGCTTTGCGTGAGTTACAACAAATTGACCCAAAACTTAGGTTAAAGGTAACTAAAGATTTCAAAAAGATTACGGCACCAGTAGAGCAAGCCGCAAAAGTGCTTATACCTAAACAGCCGCCTTTATCGGGTTGGGCTAAAGGTTGGAAAACTAAAAGCGGTTATCAGATGCTGCCCGATAGCGGTTGGCAAGGCGCTAAAGCTGACAAGTTAGTTAAAAGCAAAGTGTCAAGCAAAAGACCCCGCGAATATGCAGGCGTGGCTTCAAATGTAACCGTATTTAGAATTTCTTTTGCAGGTATGGCTAACACTGTGTTTGACGTAGCAGGCCGCTTAAACAAAAACGGAGACACTAAAGCCGGGGCGCTGATGATACAAGCCCTAGAACGAAAATTCGGTAAAGCCTCGCGCGTATTGTGGCGAGCTTATGACGCAAACAAAGCAGAAGTAGAACGGCAAACTTTAGAACTTACCAAGCAAGTAATGGCTGATGTTGGCAAGTCATTAAAGATAAAGTAGTTACATGGCTGTAGTTATCCCCATTATTACCGAATATGTCGGAAAAGGGGTAGAGCGCGCATTAAAAGAATTCCGTCAAATTGAGGGCGTAGGCAATAAAGCCGCTTTCGTTTTTAATAAGGCCGTAGTGCCCGGTGCAGTAGCAGCCGCTGGCGCTATCTCAGGTTTAGGGGTCACTCTTTTTAAAGCTGCTGGTGCAGCTGCAGAAGCGCAAAAAGAAGACAAGTTATTAGCTGACCAACTACGCCGAACTACGGGCGCTACTGAAGACGCAATAGCTAAAACAATGCAATTTGTAGACGCGCTAGAGCTTGAAAGCACTATTAGCGGCGGCGAACTTTCTAGCAATTTAGGCTTACTTACCCGCGCTACTCAAGACGTTACGAAAGCGCAAGAGCTGTTAAAAATTGCTACCGACATAAGCGTAGGGTCAGGTAAAGACCTAAGCAGCGTTAGTGAAGCCTTGCGTAAAGCGTACGGTGGCGAATTTGGCGCTTTGGAAAAGTTAGGTATTCAAATACCTGACAATATAAAGAAAACTAAAGACTATGAAGCAGTGCAAGCGTTGCTTAATAAACAATTTGGGGGCGCTGCTGCTGATGCCGCTGATACGTTTCAAGGCCAGTTAGCAAAACTTGAAATAGCGTTTGGCAAAATTGTTGAAGAAGTAGGGCTATTAGTTTTGCCTTACTTGCAACGTTTTGTAACTTTTATAAATCAGGCCATTATGCCTGCTGTACAGGTATTTATTGAAGCGTTAAAAGGTCGCAATGGCGTTAAAGGCAGTTTTGAAATTGCCATAGCTTCAATGAAAGACTTCGCCCCGACAGTAATTGAAGGTATGCGCAACGCCACTAACGCGATGCTTGAATTTGTACGTAAAGCCTTTTTGGTTTACGAAAGCATTAGAGCAATTACTACAGCCGCAAAGTTTTTTAAAGGCAACGTAACTGGCGCTTTTAAAGATTTTGGTTTAGTGCTTGCTGCTGCCGGTGGGGCAACTATTACGCGACGGTTGCAAGATGACACCAACAACTATTTTGACGGTTTAATAGGTCGCTTAGACACATTAGGCACCAAATCTGATGCCATTAAAGGCAAGATAAACCCAGTAGCTGACGCGCTAGACCGATTAGAAGGCAAGCTACGGCCCAAAGCTGAAGGCTTAAATGAAGACCCGCCAGCAGGTAAGGGTTTAGATATCATTGCCGAAAAAGCCAAGAAGCTTGCTGAGAAAACTAAAGAAGCTGCCTCAGCGCTTGAAAAAGAAATGGCTGAAGCATTAAAGGGTGCTGAAGAAAACTTTGCTACCGCTAAACAGAGTTTTGATGATTTTGCTACTTCAGTTCAAACCGTAATTACAGATACCTTAAGTTTTGCTGACGCTTTCAAAGCAAGCGCTGAAGAAGGCGGCAGCAGTTTCTTTGATGAGCTACAAAAACAAGCCGACAAAGCCAAAGAGTTTGGCATATTGGTAGAAACACTGTTAGCAGCAGGCATTAGCAAAGAAGCTTTAGACCAAGTTTTATCGGCTGGCGTAGATAGCGGCACCGAAATAGCTAAACAGCTGTTAGGGGCTGCTGACGGGGTACTCAAAGCAAATACTTTGGTAGAAGAAGTTGACCTAATCGCTAAACGTATTGGCCTAAAATCATCTAACAATTTTTATAAAGCAGGCGTAGATAACGGGGCGGCTTACCTAAGAGGCGTAGAAGAAGCTATAGCGGCAGCTAATGCCCGTATAGCGGGTGCTAAACGCCCGGCTGACGTTAAAGGCGCTGGCGCTTTGTTTAACGAAAATTTAGGCGCTGCACAGGCCGCTAGTGGCGTTACCAACGTAACAATAAACGCTCAGAGCCTTGACCCTAAACGGGCTGGCGATGTCATAGTTGACGCTTTAAAGGATTACAACAGGCGCAGCGGCCCGCTTGACATATTGGTTTCGTAATGGCTACTTCAGTAGTTCAAAGCGGTAACTACCTATTTGAGGTGGATACGGGTTGGGATGTCAACAGCTTTACTTTAGATGACAGCCTTAAAGGGGTGCTAAATAATTCTGAGTACACATTGGGCCCTAATACTCAATTTGCTGACGTGACAGAGTTTGTAAAAACGATTAGCTACAAACGTGGCAGGCAACGCACTAGCGACCAATTCGGCGCTGGCACTATGCAAGTAGTTTTAGATGATGAACTAGCAGGGGGCGCTTTGTCACCCTATGACCCCGGCAGCCCTTATTTTGACCCAAACAATAACCAGCCCGGTATAGCCCCATTACGCAAAGTGCAACTATCCCGCGAAGGCGAATACCTATTCAAAGGCGTAATAACTGACTTTACTTATCAGTTTGACATGGGCGGAGATAATTTAGTTATCTTAAATTGCGCTGACGGTTTCTACCAGCTCTCCCAAGCTTCATTAGATGAGCTGAACGTAACCGCTGAAACGTCAGGCGAACGCATAGAAACCGTTTTAGATTTGCCAGAAGTAAACCTATTTGCTGGGGCCGAAAGAAACGTAGACATAGGCACAGTTAACTTGGGCCATGACGCGGCTTACACAGTGCCAGCAGCTACAAACGCATTGGGTTATATCCAGCAAATAAACCAAACCTCGGAATTTGGGCGCGTATTTATGGCCCGTGACGGGGTTTTCACGTTTCAGCCAAGGATAGGTAACACGCTTTCAGCGCCCGTAATTAGCTTTGCTGATGACGGAATAGGCACTAAATACAATGACCTTGAAATAGCGTTTGACGCTACGCACGTAGTTAACCGGGCAACCGTCACGGGCCTAGATAACAAAACCGCTACCGATAACGATTTAAGCAGCCAAGCCACGTATTTTGTGCAAGCCCAAGACATAACAAACAGCCTGCTACACGTGCAGAGCGAAATTGACGCAGCAGCGGCTTACCTCATAGTGGGCACCCCTCAACCCCGTTTTACCTCATTAAGCACTAATTTTGCTTTGCTTACCAGCCTTGAGCGTGACGAAGCCGCCGAAGCAGACATAGGCACCACTCTTGAAATAAGCAAGCAAGTTACGGGCGTAGGCACTATTACCGAAGAGGTAGCTATTGAGGGCATTGAGGCCGTTATAGATTTTGCTGCTGGGCATACCGTCAGGTTTTATACCAGTGACGTAACCATAGTTTACGAGCTGATTTTAGACGACGTAACCTATGGCATTATTGACGCAGAAAATGTTCTAGGCTAGTTATTTATGCCAACCCCAACCGCACTCCCCGCAAGTTTCTCTCCGGGCCAAATCCTCACGGCTGCAAATCTCAACCTTTTGCGAGGCGGCTTCCGCATTCTTACGGTCAACAGCGTTACCAAAACCGACACGTTTAGCAATGCTTCGTCATCATTTGTTGACGTGACTGGATTATCGTTGACAATAACGCCACAATCAAATACAAGCAAATTTATTTTGGTTGCCTCAATCCAAGCTGGTTCAAACAATGACAGAGTTTGGTTTAAGTTTGCAGGCGGTAATACGGCCTCCTATGTCGGTGACGCTGCTGGCAGTCGCGTGCAGGTTGCTATGGAAATTTTTAACGCCTCGGCAGCTGGCAGTGATTCAGGAATTATGTTGTATTTAGACAGCCCGGCAACAGCAACAGCCATTACATACAAAGTGCAAACCGCGTCATATTCTGGCGGAACTCAATACGTGAACAGGTCTTTTACTGACACCAACAATGCAAACTTTGCCCGTTCTGCATCAAGTCTTACGATTTTAGAGGTGAGCGCATGAGCAAGCCCTACAGCGAGATTTTGACGACACATTACGCGGGTAGCGAATGGTGTATGAACAATGAGGACTATGACACGCTGCAATGGTTCAGCAATACACCAAAACCAACAAAAGCCGAATTAGACAAATTGTTTAATGAAGTTAAGTAAATGCGTGTTGATAATCGTGACGCTGTTGATTTTGACGGCTTGCGAAACTACACGCAGCAACAGCGGCAAAGCTTCAACTCGCCCCACATACTGCCAACCAGTAGATAGGTGCTAACTATGAAAGAGCGCTACACAGCAGAGCAACTACACGCCCGTATGGTTGCAACCGTAGGCGTTTTGCTAGGCGTAGTTTTTAGTGTGGTAGTTATCGGTTTTGTTTACGGCCTGCTATTTGTGTCGCAACCTATGGAACAAGCCCCAAACGATAAAGAATTTATAAGTCTTATGGCAACTATTGTTACTTTTCTTTCAGGCACTTTGGCTGGCATTGTTGCTAGTAACGGCATGAAAGACAAACCTAAAAAATGACTATTTACAAAGTACCTACTTACCCAGTAGTTACAAACAAATTGCCGGGAACCGAACGCTGGGTAGAACTAGCTAACAAATATTCTGAAGGCGCGCTTTGGAATAATGGCACGTTTGTTTTTCGGGATATCCGAAACAAACCCGGTCAAATAAGCAACCACGCGCGGGGCGTGGCAATGGATTTGAGCTACAGGTTTAATGAGCCACGCAAATTAGGGGTAAGTAACGGGCGCGTAAAAGCAGTCACGTTTCTTCAAACCGTTTTAAGCAACTGGGAACTATTAGGCGTGCAGCTAGTAATTGACTACTGGCCTGAACCTCACGGCAGGTCTTGGAATTGCAGCCGGGCAGGGGTAGGGGTACTTAAACCCAACGCGGCTGAAGCTTGGGTAAAACCCAAAACAGCACTATTTAGCGGGGCCCCTAAAGGTGACTGGCTGCATATAGAAATCACGCTAGGTATGGCTTTACACCCCCAAAACGTAACAGCAGCCTTTAGGCAAGTGTTTGAGAAATCCCCCACTGTTTAACACCCTCGCCCTACTATGGGCAGACAACTATAAAAGGGGGTCGCAGCGTGACCAGTGAAGAAATGCCCAACCTTATTTTTTATGAGGTTTTGACGGGCAACCTAGATACAGGCCATGAAATTATGGTGCAAATCTTTAGGCACCCAGACGGGCGTATAAGCCTTGCCCAATTTGCTTTCAGGGCTGACCGTTGGGCCACGTGGGGCGCACCCCACCGTTTAACCCATATGAGCACCACCCCCACAAGCGAAGGGGCTTAGCTTGCTAACGCATTTAGGCAAATTGTTAGCGGTAAGTATCGGGGTTTTAATGGCCTTTACAGCCTTTACCACAGCCCAAGCGCCCGGTACCCCTACACAGCTACCCCCAGCGGTTTACGCAAGCACAGACAGCCTTATAACGCCTAATACGCGGTCTGTGGTGGTTACTCCTACCACTACGGCACCCTTAACCACAGTTAGCAGCACTCAGACGTGCACGGGCTGGGTTAATAAAGCGCGGCAGGTAGGTTGGCCTGAGCACACTTTGCCTGCTTTGGCTGAAATTATCCGCCTTGAAAGCGGGTGCCTACCTTCCGCGTTGGGTGACAAAACCGTAGGCGGGTCTTACGGCCTG